CTGCTGTTTTAAACGTCATTAGATTACCGTAACCACCTGCTGATGGTACAGGTAAAGCTTTACCATAGCCTTGATAACGAACAGGGGTTCCAGCTGCACCAGCAAAATCTATACCTTGATGGTACGTTGATGCTCCTGCAGTAGGTGCTTCCCTTTCTCCAAATCTTGAAGTAATTGTTAATCCTGCCTCTGGATTCCACTCAAGACCACCTGCTGCATTACGTCTAACCAAAGGTGTTCTTTTCTCTCCTATCTGAACACCCATGAAGGGAGTTTTAATAGTATCAGGATTAATTAAAGCTCCTGTTTTTCGATCTCTTGCAGTGAGATGAATGTGTGGACCGGTAGCTGTACCAGTCATGCCAATATTACCTATTAAAAACTTACCACCTGCGTTTTCCATTTTCTTATTTTATTTTCATTATAAAATAAAGAAGCCCCACCGAAGCAGGGCTTACATCACACACGTACCAGATCAGCAGCAAATACAGAGTCCCAATCAACACGTTTAATCTGTTTTAACTGATCTAGATTACTGAACTTTTCACCAGAAAGACTCATCTGTATGTCTTTAATCTCACGTGCTGTCTTGAGACCAATCCCTTTAATATGATCAGCAATCATTTGAGCGGTTGCTGAATTAATATTTAAACGATGATCTGGGGGAAACGCACGGGGTGCTTCCTTTGCTGCTTTATCTTTTACCTGTAGAGTCTTAACCGTTTTATTGGCTGACTCATCCGGCTTGATCTCAGTCTTGTAAACGGTATAAAGGCGACCGTCCTGATCTTCGACCATGAACCAGTCACCGTTATCCCATTCACTAATAACTTTGACCCGAGCGCCGGTTTTGGTGTGTTGATAAAGCATGGATACCAGATGTTCTGGTATTAGTTTACCCTAATTAAGTCGAACTGACGGTCCGATTATTAAGATAAGCTTCCAGATCGCTGTAATCAGGAGCGTTATCAGGAACCAGGTAGCAAACTTCCACAAACAGATAGCCGGTTAAACCAGCATTTTTGTCTGCTGCTGAGATGTATACACCGCCTGCAACAGAAGTGGAATCAGCAGTAGCTTTAGAGTACACCTTAAAGGTTTCAGCAGTGGTGATCTGTTTGTAGACAGCGCCACTGTTTACGAAACCTGAACCAGCTGTAACTTGTAGGCCTGATGCAGGTCCAATAAATACAGGAACTGAACCAAAGCCTTGGCTACCGCCTGCAAAATAAACAGTACCAGCGCCTTCACCTGAAACAGTAGAAGATAGTACAGCAGCAGCCACTGATTCACCAGAAGCAGCAACTGGACCAGCACTATTACGACCAAAGGCAATTACGTTACCTGTAGTGTTATACACACCAGAAGCAACACGATTGTCTCCCCAGCCAGCGCCTACTGAGATTGCAGCGCGATAAACATAGCCTGCTTGGGTGGCGTTACCACTGATTACCATTCCGGTAATATCAGTACGAGTATCATCTTGCCTGTAAGGGGATGGGATGATAACACTCATGGTTTGACCATAAGTAGCAGAATCACCAGATATCCAGGTTACAGGAACATAACCACGTTGCTGAAAGTAACGATAGCCAGGAATAGCTAGAACAGATGTAGGACCAGCCTTCGATGCGTCTGCAGTTCCACCAGCGCCAGTGGAATCAAAGTTTTTGTACCAGCCATTAAGAGCTTCTACCCAGTTACCAGGGTAGATCTTTTTGGAAGTCAAATAAGTCATTTATTTCTCCTTGTTGTTTTATTTATTGTATCAAAGAATACCGTCATCGCTGACGAAGCTGTAAGCAGTGGTAACAAAGTCCTTGTTCAGGATTTCAAAACCAGCATACAGTTGCCAGATAAGAATGATAAAACGGCTGAAGTCATCATTATTGTTAATGAGAACTTGAGCATTAGGACCACCTACACCAACACCTACTGCTTGAGGACCAAAGAAGAAACCTTGGGCTACTTCCTGGGAAGTATAAGCAGGAGAGTCAGTAAAGCTAGCTGTAATATTCTTGGTTGGGAAGTTGGTAGATTCATAGAATTTAACACCTTCAAACTGAACGCCAGTAGGCATTACAGGTTCACCAGCCAGGAAATAACCTTGACCCGCTTGAGGACCTTGGTAGAAACTAGCGTTATTAGGCATCATGGGATTGCCAGACATATACATGCCTTGACCAGGATTACCTGAATAACGTGCAATTTCACGGAAGTCAGAATCACGACGCAAGTGCATCATGAATGTAGGATCGCAAATACAACGATACAAACCATCAGAGAAGGTAGGTACGTTGCGCTTACGGAGATCCTTAACTACATTCAACAGGTCAGTAGATACGTGGAACTGTTGTGAATTAGCTGTGTACTGAGCAGTGGTGTAAGAAATACGGCCACTGGAGTCCTTAGCAGCACCAGTTGGGAAGTAGTACCCACCTTGTGATGTTGATGCTTCACCATTAGCTTCTGCTTTGGCTAGTTCATCAATAAACACACGATCACGCCAACGGCGATAATCATCAAGAAGTGTAAGGGAGCCAATAGACTGGTGGAACATATTCAGATTACCTGTGTCCAGCAACATGCGCTGAGCGGTAATCAGAGTTTCACGAGCAATCTTAAAGGTACTGGGCTGAGTAGGATCAGAAGGATCCGCAGGGCCAGTGTATTCCTTAAGCACCACAAGGACTTTTTCCTTGGTGATGTTACGGCTGTTGGCAGTACCAATGGTTTGATCGGAAATACGTTCGCGGCTATCCTTAGTACCAGGAGTGCCCCAGAATTTGTAGCGATCAAGTTGAACGGTTTGACCAGGCTGACGAGTAAAGTCATGAACCACTACTGGTTCTACGGCCATCTCGCAGATGTAAGCAGGGTGAGGACGGTAAAGTTCTGCACCTAAGATCTTTGGAAAATCGGTATCAATAAACACTTTAGTTTATCCTCCTATATTGCAGGATGTATGGTGAAAAGATTCAGACGTACAACTGTCCTTATCTATAAAAATTTTAGCAGGTATTAATTTAACTATCGTTGATAGTTACTAATACCCGCAGTGCCTGTTGTTTGTTTGTACCGGGCACCTGGTGAATTGCTAGATCCGTAAGATTCGGGATCAATGTAATTGGATTGCATACCTGGAACACCAACCATGCCAGCGGCATTTGCGATACCGCCACCAATTAATCCCCCAAGTCCGCCATAAGCCACGCTACTTAAGGGAGCCGAAGCCTGTCCTACCATAGACACAGCTTTCTCCATGGGAGATATTGTTACGTTTGGATTATTCTTTAGTGCTTGTGCATTTTTAGCAAGTCTCCCACCAAAAAAGCCGGGTACTGCTCCTAAACCGCCTGCACCTAAAGCTTCTAACGCGATGCGTCCAGGACCTTTTTCATCGGCCTGACCAGTCACTACGTTACCAAGCACAGAACCACCAGCGCCAATGGCGGCGCCACCGAGGGCGCCAATCAAGGGAGCATACTTACCAGCAAGAGCACCAGATAATTGCTGACCTGCTTGCCTTACTCTGTTGCCCATTTCACCCATCATGGCCTTACTCCATTACAAATAGCTTGTTAGCTACAGTATTGGGTTGAGCTTGGTTAAGAACACGCCAGGCATTCTGGGGATCTCGTGCCATGATTTCGTTGAATCCACCCCAGAAGTTTTGGGGTTGTTGTGGGCCAGTAGCTTCAGGAGGTGCGGGAAAATTCCCGTAGCCAGGTACTACTTGCTCTGTGCGATAACCAGGTGTTTCCAATTCGCCCTCACTTTCATATACAGGATAAGGACCTTCAGGACCGAAGAACTTCAAAGTGTAGTCACTCAGTACATCAGGATTAGTCAGAATTTCGTTATAAGCGAGATTCTCTTGGTGCTCATTTACAGCAAAGTTGGCATAACCATGCAGCAAACCATTGGCTTTTTGGCCCCATGCAACAGCATTGTCCAACATTGTCTCCAGTTGGAGAGCATAGTTATTTAGGACGGCTGGTGCTTCTACCCCGAACGCGTCGATCACTCCCCGGCTTTCGTTGCTCAGACCCAGGTAATCCGCTACGTCCGCCAGTGAGGGACTGGAGGAGGTTTGGGAATAGTTGGCTGAGTATTCCTGGTTGGGATACGAGGTCTGCGTCCCCAAGTTGGGCGTAGCTTGGCCGTTGTACGTCTGACCGTAATTGGCCGGGGCGTATGTTGGCGTCGGAGCCGAGGGTTGACCCTGGAACGGGGATTGGACTGGTGCGCTCAGCAGCCCCACCACCTTGTTGAACGCCGATTCCCATGGGCTGTTCTGGGGTGCCGCTGGTTGGGATTGGGGGGCGTACTGAGTAGGGCTTGATTGGTAGCTGATAGGTGCTTGTGGCACCGCTTGGGGGTAACTGGTACCCACCTGGTAATTGATCGGTCCCTGGTAGCTCGGTGCCTGAGCTTGAGGCGCTGGTACTGCCACGTAGCTGCTTGGCGCTACTGCGGTCGGTACTTGGCTCATCTGTGGGATCGATTGGACGGTAGCGTCCTGCATAACTCATCTCCTTTTGTAATGCTTCTAATGTTCGATACAGATAAGGTGTGAGGTCAAGTCTCGGATCAGCAGCCATCGGTAAATCCGGTGACTGCGGGTGGGGAGTCTGCATCATGCCCCCCACTAATTTCGCAAAAGCAGAGTATGCACCCTGCAGTTCGTTGACCATTCTGAACGGAAATCCCGATAACATCGAGGCCCGCTCCTCATCCGTTTTTGACGGGAAGAGGTACTTCAGTGCTTCAATACTATCAACACCTAATTCTTGGAGGTTACGTACCACGATAGAATTATTAAGTATATCCTGTGTAGAGTCTTCGTAAACAGGACCTAACCAACGCCAAAGCATGGTCAGATCCCCGTCTGGTATTAGACCAATGACTCCTGTAGGTATGTGTTGTGTCTCTACACATGCTTTCATTATTTGTTTAATTTTTTCTTCAAATCCTTTTAAACTTGCTTCATATAAATCAATTTCTTCCTTAGATGCATTCTCTGTTGGTTCAACAGGCTTCTCAATTCCAGTAGAAGCAGCTAAAGTATCACGAAATAAACGTTCTTCTTGATAGATGATTAACTCTAAACACCTACAAATACCATATGTATAAATAGCATTTGCTTTTTTCTTAGATGTTGCTGATACACGACCGAATAATGACTTGTATTCTGTTGCTGTGATACCAGCGGAGATAGAAAGGTCGTCTACACCACCTAAAGCTGTTCGTATTTCTTCTCGATACTGACGTGCAAAGTTATTTTGATCCCCAGTGATAGCATCTGGGACAATATAACCAACACGGTCATTAGGTTCCAGGTTGGCAATCACCCTAGGCACTCTGATTTGTCCATCCATACCCCTAGAGAAAGGATCAGACTTAAATCGTGACTGGCTTAAGGAACCCAATCCAGTAAAACCGGAGTTTGCTGCAATAGAAGGACGCTGCACCGTAGAATCTGACCCAGATTCCATAAGATCTGTTTTAGGTCTTGACGAGAGAAGGGTTGGATTACCAAAGAACTGGACATTCTTACGCATGGTGCGTACCATTTCGTCATGCGT